TTGGATAGTTTCATTATTTACCTCATTATTAAAATTGTCATCAATCGAATAGATTATATCATGTTCATACAAAAACATCAAGCAGCACATCGCATGGGCTAGGTGATGAATACCAGATTCAGGATCTAGTTTCTCACCATTCTTCCAAGCCCATACATGTCTCTGCATGGCATCAAAGTACCGACGTTTGGACTCAGGTACAAACTTCCAGTTACCTCGCTCATACTTCTGAGCACCAAATGTCAATACAGCTACCGTAGCCTCAAGTGCATTTGGTGGAAGCAAACCGTATTCTAGTTTGCCTCCATCAAATTTACGACCTTGTTGTGTCATAGTTTACCAGTGTATTGTGCAACTGATGGCATGTTACCTGAGAAAGCGTAAGTACCAATGTGTTGCGTTTTCATCCATGGACATAGGTAAATCTGTCCTCCAATATTACGCCACCATTGGCAGAACATATAATCTTCTGACAAATAACGGTGTGACGCACCATCTTCTAGTTCCAACATCTTCTTTGCATCTGCGGTTACATCTTCACCCTTTGATGCACGTTCCATCAAACGATGGATATCTTCAAAGTTATATCCTTTGTCAATAACTGTATCAAAGTAAGCATGAATGTAACGTGATCCGTCAAAGTTAGCCTGACCAACATGATCTGGTTTGTATCTTAGATGTGGATATGCATTTGCAAATTTTGTAAATACTTCACGTTTGACCATCATAAATCCAGTACCAATCTCCATCACTTCTAATGGCTCTGTAACTTGGAATTGTGATGTACCTTTAACAACGTTGAAAACGTATTCACCAACAAGTGTTTCTAGTTCTTTTGGTTCTAAATCTGGATGCTTACGTGCAGCCGCTGCAACGTTACCCCAATTGATCGATTTCTTAGGATAAGGAGCACCAATAACATCTTTATCAAGCGCCATCAATGCGATGACATCACGTGGGTCATAATGAATATCAGAATCGATAAAGAGTAAGTGTGTGCAATCTGAACGCAAGAATTCATCTACTAGATAATTTCGTGCTCTTGTAATTAATGATTCGTTGAACAGAAAAGAAAACTTAGTTTCTACCCCATATCGCATCATCACTGCTTGTAAATCTAAAGAAGATTTCATATACAAACCATGATTTTGACCACCGTACATCGGTGTTGCTACAAAGAGTTTATTTTTTCTCAGTTCATCTATTTTGACTTGAATTTCCATATTTTATCCATAAAAAAGAGAGAGGGGACATACTAATATATATCTCCTCTCTCCGCCTGTTTTACCTACTATTAGGCAAATGCACGTTCGCCTTGAGCACGAATTGCCGCAATTCCTTCTGCAACCATACGCTTAGTTGGTGTACCTAAACGGTAGAAGAAAACTTTCTCACCGTCTGCTTTAACACGGCTGTTATGATAGATCGCATGACCTTCATTACGCAACTCATTGATTGTTGCAGATGGGTTTGCAATACCGAAAACGTTTTGCATTTTGTTTGCTGTTAGTGTGTTGTAACCATCTTCTTTAGACAAGTAAGATAGAACTTTTTGTTTAGCTGATTTCATAGTTAATACTCCATAATTTAAACTAGTCGCACGTAAATGGTACAGAGGCGACTTTTCTCTGTTTTATAATAATACAACACCCAAGAGAGTAAGTCAATACTCTCTCAGGTAATAGTGTTAGAAAGGAATTTCTTCGCCAGTTTGAACTGATTCTGGTTCGGTTGTTTGAGCTGTTATGATTTCATCAGCACTTGCACCACCATCAACCTTGGTATATAAATCAAGGAATGAAGTTTTGGTATCAATATCAAAGCGGTTCAAACATAGTTGAATCGATTTCATCTTATTACCAAACACACCGTATGTCTTAACGATGTGTACCAAACGCCGAGTTGAAATAACTTCATCAACACCGCCTTCGTTAAACGTTTTACGAATAACGTCAGCCCAAGTAACGAGTTTCTGTGCAAACTCCTCATCTGATCGACCGACAGAATCCAATTCTTTGTTCACAATCTTACGTTCGATTGCGTTTGACGGCCAATCTTGTTCCATTGTATTGAGGAAACGTTCAAGGAAAGCTTCGTTCAAAACGTTAGTGTACATGTAACGTCCATCTTCAGAACCTTTACCTTTAGTATTTGCCGTAGCAAATATTGTAAAACCTGGTGCAGGTGTCACCAATTCGTTTTTCTTTTTCAAGAGGAATGGTTTACCTTCTAGAACACGTTGCAGAGCTGCAAGATTGTTTGCACCATAGTCAATCTCATCGATACATAGTACCGCACCTTGACGAGCAGCAACGGTCACAGGACCATCACGCCATTCCATCTGACCGTCAATGAGAACATAGTTACCCAATAGATCAGATTCATCGGTGTCAGGAGTCATAGAAACGCAAATGAATTTACGTTTTGCTTTTGCACAAGCCTGTTCGATTGACATAGTTTTACCATTACCCGAATGACCAGTAATGAATACTGGAAAGAATTGTTCAGACTTAATGATATTGTGAATGTCATCAAAGTTACCAAACGAAACATAGTTCTTGTAAACAGTAGGAACTAGGTTCTCTGTTTCAAGATCAGTAGTTACATTGGTAATACGATGCGATTTCTTAACATCGTTAGTTGGTTCTTCTTTTTTCATCGGTAATACTTTCGCAGAGAGATTAGGAACCCAGTACATCCCACGAGCAGCACGGTTAGATGCATCTTTCAAAAACCATTGGGGGATCTTGATTCCTAAATCATTACAAATATTTTCAATTTCTGTTTTAGAAACAGAAGTTTTACCACTAGATTGCAGAGCATTCAAAAACATCTCACGGGACTCAGTACGAACTGACATAATATAGACTCCAAATCAAAGGTACATCATAATAATAACATCAAATGGCATTACTGTCAAGCTCAAACAGCAATACCACCGATAAATTTAGACACCAAAACTCGGTTAACTTGTCGAGATTTGTTCATTTTCATAAAGGCATTTGCCAATTTACCTGAGGTAATCTTACCATTAATCTCAAGGCTTTCTTCCTCAATCTTCAAATCACTACCGCCAGGAATCAGGAAGAAGTTGTCATAACCTCTAGTTTTACACTCAAGAAATTTTTGTTTCTTAATTATTTTCGCTTGTTTGCTAAGCCATTCTTCATTCTGACGGCGCATCTCCCAAGCATCTTGTATTGCTTTAATTCTTTTAGAATCTTCATCCTCATAACGAGATTCAATCGCACTTTTAATATTGCGATTACCGTCACCAGTAATAAAGAAACCATACACCTTAGCACCAGTTACCTTAGTCAACCATAACATAGCAGCTTCACGCAAACCACCATAACAACTAGTGTATTTCACAGCAAACTTATTCTTACGATCAATTAAGATTGTATTATACGAATCAGGTGAAGCATGTTCAGGTTCTAATTCATTTTCACCTTTTTTGTAAACATGACGCAAAGCATCAGCATCACCGTCATGTACAATAACCAAATTCACAATATCCAAATTGTTTTTTGCACGGAACTGTTCAATCAATTTACGTGAAGCAAACAAAGATTCAATCAAAGGTGTATTTGATAGACTTTCACTCATAGGTATTGGAGCATAGTGACGAATTTTCCAATTAGCTCTACTTTCAAAAGTCTTACGCAACAACATTAACATCTTTACAGATTTTTGAAACTCTGATGCAGACATTGATGAGTTCAGATACTCACGCAAAAATACTGGTGCAACAATAATTTCTCCAGCTTTATTTTTGAATTGTTTTTCACGTATCTGTACAGGATTACAGTAAGTACCAATGTCAGCTGAACGAGCGTCAAGTGCATTACCGAAACCATAAACAACAAAAGGAATATTAACCTTACGACAGAAATATGAAAGGATCAAAATCTGTTCGATTGATGAAGCCATATTCTCTGACATGGATCCAGACTTATCAAGAAACAATACTAGACCATGCGATTTACCTTTTGGTACACGCATAACTTTCTTGAAGATTGCATCATCAAGTTTATACTTGTAGATTTTGTTAATATCAATATCACCAGTTGTAGATACTTTAGCTTTTGAGAACTTAGTTGCGGCTTTACGCATCTCAAATTCTTTTGCAAGCATGGTAATATAACGTTCATTCTTTTGTTTGAATGATTTCTGTTCACGATCTGCATCAATCATATAATCAGCTGACGATTCTTTGAAGTGTTCTTCAAGTAAACCAATTACACGTTTTGCTGGTGTAATAATTTGATCTAAATTGATTTCAGTAGGAACATGAACATACTTGTATTCTTTAGACTTCTCATCAAGCAATCTTTTTTCATTGCGACGGAAGTTCTCATCAGTCTCTACACGAGGAGTGAATTGATTTTTATCTGACGGTGTAGAATCTTTAAAAGAATTGTTGTCGGATGGACCATCAGATTCTTCATCACCTTCTTCTGATTCAAAATCATCTGAACCAAAATGTGATTCACCATCATCATCACCTTCTCCAAATTCAAAATCATCAGACATGTCATCGTCACCGTCAGACATTTCTTGATCTTGTTTATACAATTCTTTCATCAATTGTTCTTGTTCTTCTTTGGAATATTCCCACAACTTATCTGTAATTGCAAGAACATCTTCCCAAGTTTCAACACTACGAACTTCTTCCAACAACTGACGTTCGGTGTCGGTATTGAATTCTACTTTAAAGAAAGGACCAATTTTGAAATGAATATTGATACGATCAATAAACGAAAGGTCACGGGTACGACCATCAAGGCCGAAGAAATCTTTTTGGTTTAGTTGATTGTACGCACGATAAAATGGATGAACTAGTCCAGGATATTTGCGTTTGACTTTTTTCTCAATGCGAACATCTTCAATCACATTAAGAAAATGTTTATAAGATTTACCTTTCTTGGTGGCAGCATCATGCCATCCTTCAGGTGGTGTGTACAAAGCATGACCGACTTCATGACCCATCAAAAGATCATACAGGTCACCATCCATATCTTTCCAGATAGGACATGTAAGAACTCGGTTTTTGGGATCGAATGAAGCGGTAGAAACTTTACGGTGTTCTACGGTGATATTCTCCGTTGCCATTAACTTGGCAAGGATTGTTTTTGATTCTGCTGTAATCATACAGACTCCAATTACTATTGAACTTCCAGTATATCAGTCTTTATAATTTTTGTCAAGTAACCATGTAATTGTTGCCGTAATGTTGTATTTTTGGCAATTTCTTCCATGATTGCCGGAACTCCATGATACTGCATTGCCGAAATGACATCATTCACCGACTGGTTAAAATGCATTTCTTCTTCCTCAGATATTTGTTGCCAGATAGATTCACTCATAGGAATAAGTATACTACAATTAGAAAAAACTGTCAAGCGAATTTACTTGACTTTGTTTATAGGCTTCTTTCCATGCGATCTTTGCGGCAAGTTTAGGAGTACCTGCCCATTGTCCACCTGTAGTTTCTTTCTCATACAGTTTAACAATACCAGGATGTAACTCTGCTAGTGATCTCATAGAATCATTATGTTTTTCTACAGTACGTTCAACTGCACAACCACCTTCTGATTGTGTTGCGATAGTATCGATTCTAAATCTATTACTGATACGGTTCTTGTATCCCTTTTTGAGTAACTGAATAATCAGATGGAAGTTTTCTGCATACATACTTCCTGTCCAATCAATCTCATCAGCAGGTACTTTAGGACCATCATAGAAAAAGTTTGCACAGATTCTAGTAATCTCTTTATATTCGTTATCACGATCAGGAATATTCCATGCAACTTCCATACCACATTGAACTATTCCTTCATCCATCCACTTACAAACTGTTTCTTCAAGATCCATAAAATCTTGAACAGTCATCTTACGTTTAGTACCTTCCCATGTTTCACCAGTCATGCGAGTGCGATAGAAAGATAGATCATCATCAAACATACCAAAGCGAATGTCACGATTGTTCTTGACGACCCACTCAATAGTTGCAGGAAGATTACGAACATTATCAGGTAAGACAACGATAGGATAACCATCATATAAATGTTTCTCTCTTTCTTGTACTACAAGACTTGCTTTTTCTTTCCAGATATCAGGAAGATTATTCCAAGTAACCTGACTCTTTGCTCTACCATAAGTTAATACAAAAATTTTATTTAACATTCGCCATCCTAGTATCACAATAAGAGACACAGGACAATCTAGTTCCTGGTCCTTCAATTTCACTTACACCATGTTGTTTACGACTGTCACCAACAAACACATCACCATCACCAACTGATATTGCGACACGATGTTGTGGCACAATAAAGTATGCACCTTTGTAATTACCAACTTTAAATACTGATATACATGTAAGACTTGAATTCAAATCACCTGCATCGATATGATAACCCATCATCGATGTATCATTCTCTGTATACTTGTTTGCTGACATCGTAGTAAAGATTGTATCATTCAATCTATGTTCTTTCTTAATGTACTTGTCTGCAAACACAACTTGATTTTTATATTCTTTCGGTGCAATGAACTCATATGCTTGTGCAGCATAATGATTCATGTCAAAGAATACCTTTTGTTTTTCTGGATTCTTCTTTGACCATGCATCTAATTCTATCTGACCAGTAAATCTACCTTTCTTGTAACCAAGTAGAACACTATGAATTGCTTTACCTCTTGCGACGGTATCCCATGTACCATCTTTCTTCTTGCGAATCAATGCATTGCGAGTGTTACCTTTGAACATGTAGTGTTCACCTTCAACCCAACCAAACTTCTTAAACAATTCATCAGGATCCCATGGTCCTGCTTGTGCGGTACGTAGATCGGAAGTATGATTTATTTCCATCATTGTATAAACACAATCATCGTATATGTCTTTTGGAAATACTTTACGTGCTACACCTGCAAGTAGTTCTCTTTCTCCGAACATATTTGCAGGACCCCAAACACGAAAGTCATCATTGACTTCATCAGCATCAACAACTAAATCATAATCATCTTCTGTAGGAACACGACCATGATACTTTTGTGCTTCGTCAAGTCCAATGTCCGTGTCTATAAAAAACTCTTTCATTATTGTAACTCTTTATATGGTTTAAGTATTTTGTTGTAAAGGTTAGATGAAATTGCTTTCATAACTTTAGGTGCAACCATTAATCCAATACGTTCTTCCATTGCTTCCTCACTACCTGGAGCAAACTTGAAGTCATCAGGCAAACTCATGATACGCATCAATTCTTTCAAAGTGAAACATCTGTCCTCAGATGGGTGAAAGTAAGAGTGACATCTTCCTGTAATTGTCGGCGATGGGGTTTCCCATGAACAACGGAAATAATTAAAGTATGATGCACGATCTTTAAACTTTGCTAGTTTTGGTTCGTTTGGATTCTCTGCCGCAACATCTTTTAGATAATCACAGAATTGCATTTGCTTAGGTGGATTGTGTGGTATCTTCTTTAAGACTTCACGCACAACAATGTTTCCTTTTGCAAGTTTATCTCTTTCATTCTGACATTCGATTACATAGTTAGGGTCAGAATCTAATCCATCAAACGCACCTAGTAATGGCAACTTTCTTCCTGATGGTTCAGGATACAATGTTTGAAATAAATTATAATCCTCGATACCAAGTTTCTCTGCAACATCATTACGAACACCAATGATAAATGTTCTTTCACGTCCTTGAGGTACACCAAAGTGTGATGCATTTAGAATATGTGATATGCACTTATAACCAATTTGTTCTAACTCGTATTTGAATGAATTTAAATAATTGATTGCCTTACCTGATGATAATGCTTTCACGTTTTCAATAACAATAGTCTTTGGTTCTAAGTCTTTTGCAATACGAATCATTTCCAAAGTTAGTTTCTCAATCTGAAACTGTTTATGCCCATGATAATTCTTTTCTTGATCCCACGACTTTTCTCTCTTACCTGACATAGAGAAGTGAGTACATGGTGGTGAACCATCAAAGATATCCAATTCACCTGGAGATAAGTTTGCAGCATCTAAGAACTGTTTTCCTTCAATCTGTTTGATATCACCAGTCAATACAACTGTCCCAGGATGATTTAACTTGTATGATTCGTATGCATGGTCAACGAATTCGTTAGACACAAGCACTTTACCACCTGCAAGTTTATATCCTGTAGATGAACCACCTGCACCTGCAAAGGTACTGATGACAGTAAATAGATTTTGTTCAGATGCAGCATTCATATCTGCAAGTGTATAAGGTTCGTATTTCATAATATTATATAGGGTTTTGGAATTTTCCGTTCTTCATTTCACGCTTAATTTTTTTCATCAACTTTGCTTGTCTATCTTTTGCCATCTTAATTGCAACAGGACCAACATAGTCAGTCATCTTAACACCATTCAGATGGTCTAGTTCATGTGCAAATATTCTTGCTTGTATACCATCAAGTCTTGCTTCATATCCTTCACCATTTTCATCATACCATGTAGCAGTAATCCACGATGACCTAGGTACGGTTAGAAACATTCCTGGGTATGAAAGACAACCTTCTTTGTCTCTTATGATTTCATCTGATTCATCTATAATCTTTGGATTGATACATGCAACATTTTTAATTTCATTTCTGTCTTGCATACGCATAACAAAAACTCTTTCGAATACTCCACATTGATTTGCAGATAATCCTAGACCATTGTATGCCTTCATTGTCATCTTCAATCGTTTAACAAGAACTGTCATATTACCACTAGGTAATGCATCTTTGTATTCAGGAATCTTTTCTTGCAGCATTGGATACGCATCTGGATATACTGGAAGTACATCTAATTCTGAATCTTTGACAGATGACTTAATACCTTCTTCGGTATTGATACTAATAATTTCACTCATTTTCGTAACACCCATTCTTCAGCAAAATCTTCTGCTGCTTGTAAAGTTAAAAAAGTTGACGTATAATTTGCACCAAAACTATCCGTACATTTCACAACATATTTTTTTGTTTCTTCATCTAGATACACCATCACCTTGCGGTCTGCATCCATATGTCCACTTATTTCTATCATTTCACTATCCTTGAAAAGTTCTTTACCTTATCAAACTTAATTACATTGGCAAACTTGTCATGTAGAATATCACCCTTATGACTAATTACATATAGATTAACATCTTCCAACATGTGTAGAATTTTCATCAGTTCTTCAGTACCACCAGTATCTAAACTAGAATCAAATACTTCATCTAATATTAGTAGGTTAGTATTTGCAGAGTTCTTTAGTTTAGCAACAGCACGCCATGTCAACATAAGTGCCATATCGATACGTTGTTTCTCACCTTCCGAGAAATTGTGGTAACTAAAATCATCTCTATGTCTAGATTTTATCACTTCCTTGAACGATTCGTCAAGCGTAAAATTAACAAAGAAATCTAATGATGCCAAGTATTTGTTTACCAACTTGTTTATAATTGGTAGGTACTGTTTGATGATTTTGGTTTTAATACCAGAATCTTTCAGTAGTGTTGCGGCAGCTTCATAATAAGACTTCTCATCCAACAACTCCTTTAAGTTACCTTGTAAGGATTCGTAAGTTTCTTGCAGTTCTTTTAATTCGCTTCCGTCTTGTGTGTTTTGTGTGTTTTGTAAATCTGCAATCTGCTTTTCTAGTTTAGTAATCGCCGCTTCCAATCCAGACTTACCTGTTTGTTTAGTTGCAAGTTCGATTCGTAC